CTTGTAAATTCTCTGCTTTACCTCTAAGGAAATCACCAGGACTAAATCCACCTAAGATTTTAGATATTCCACCCAAAGAAGGAGCAATACCTTTTGTAAGACCTCCAATTATACTATTCATCATACCACCAATCGCCTGATCCATAATACAATCAGTAAAGTTAGTCACATTATCCACTAACTGATCTATTATTCCATCAATAGAATCTCCAAGACCACCTATAACATTCTGTAGTATACAAGGAATACCTTCATGGAAAGACTTAAGTGGTTTAATAAATGCTGCTTGTGCTGCTATACCAGCTTGTTTTGCTTTACCTCTACTCTTAGTTGCTGCAAAAACAGCACCAAATACCTTATCATATGTTTTTTTAATTCCACCATTCGCTTCTTTAGCAACTGCAGTTTGCAATTTACCCATCATATCTTTAGCAATTCCACCACCTAAAGATTTTATTTGCTCCTTGGCATTCGCAGTCCTCTCTTTTATTTGTAGATCTACTATACCTTTAAGTTCCTCTGCCTTCGCTTTAAATTCATCAGTATCAATTCCACCAAGAACAGTTTCAAACTGTGCTTTGATTGCTTCAGTATCAATTGACTCAGTTAATATCTTCAAATCCTTCTGCATATTTTTCATTTCAGTCTTCATTTGCCTACTGGCAAGTTTCATAGTCGATATCCCTTGAGATACAGTAGGACTATCAATTAGACTTCCTAAAGCAGTAAAAGCACTTTTTATCTTCTGCTTATCAAATTCAATTTCACCAAGTTCTTGACCAAACTTACTAATTAATTTACTAAGTTTAGCGGTGTTTACCTTATCTGCAATTTCTTTAGGTAAATCAATAGGTAATGGAGTAGCACTAGGTCCTGATTGATCACCAACTTCTTTATTCAAGAAATATGCACTAGGTGGATTCTTTTTAGTATACCCAGTATAAGGTTCAAATGGTCGCTTATAAGGTCCAAGTTTTACTGGACTTGAAGCTCTACCAAATATTCCTAATATTACAGGTAATTGTGCATCATCTCCATCAAGGAAGAAACCAAATACACTATCACCTGGAGTTAATCTAGTTGATCTAAAAACACCACCGCCACCAGATCCTGCGGTTGATGGTAATAAAATCTGAGCCCAAGGTAAATCCTTATCAGGCAATTCAATTGGATCTTGAGGATGATATCCCATGATCCTTACTTTAATTCTATTCCCCCAAGGATCAGATTGATCATAATCATCTGGTTTAGCACCAGGTGGTAATGGGGCTGGTATTGTATCTACAACTTGATTTAATTGACCACCTTGACATTCCTCTGGTGCAACCTGACCAATCCACCACTTGAATCCATCTCTTCCTATAAAATTACTTTTTAAGATTGATTCTTCTATCATTTCGCTTTAGTTCCGTATGTATCTTTGATTAATGTTAATGATGTATAAGATCCTGTTGGGTCAAAATGATGACACAATTCTTTAATCATATATAGACCACTTTGTTCAGTATCAATTGAATCCTTTGCTGAAGTAAGAGCAAATTCACATTCGATAATATCACCAGCTCTTAAATTAGTATTAGAAGGTACTGTCATACTAAGCATTTGAGAGAATATAGAGTTATATCTCATGAGTGCTTGGGATTGAGTAAAGGTTGGATCAGCATTTTCTGTTTTAGATACACCCCTCTCCAGAGTTCCCCTGTCCATAACAGCAGTAACAAATCTACTTGGAGTACCAGCAAGATTGCCTGGTAAATCAATATTTTTACCTAAAGTTGAAGCTTTACCTTTTTTCGGATCTGAACTAGCATAATTTTCAGAGGTAAATATACCCTTAGCAGGGTCTGTATAATTAAAAGTTAATGGGTCAAAAAATATTCTGTAACTACAATAAGCACCTCTTTGAAGTTTACCTAGTACGTCCTCATTTGAAGATGTTTTATATCTTATAATTTTAAAATCATTATTTGTTTGTTCTATAACTTCACTAGAATAATATCTTGCAGCAGGTTCAGCATTTATTAGACTATCAATAGATCTAAAATGAAATCCATCCTTAGATTCAAAAAACACATATCCTGAAGTACTACCATCCTTTGCACTTTCAGGTACAGATTTTGATGCTAACCACATTAGAACAGTAAATGGTTTTCTCATGTTGCCGATAAACCCATATACATTTTGAGTTGGATCTACATCAACCTCACGTTGATCCATCAAATAATTTTTAATTATATCCTTTATAGATTCTGATATCTTATTAGATGTTGGGTACTTTCTACCAACTCTAGATGTTTCATTAGTTATTGCACCTATAGAAACCAAATTTAATGTAAATGATTCTGATTTCTTTCTAGTAATTACATTACTAATACTAGATACAAAAAATGATAAATCCATTCCTGGATTACCTTCACAATTACCCGCAATTTTTATAGTAACTGTTTCTCCACCTCTTAAAGGTAAACCATTATAAACCGATTGTAATTCTCCATCTTCTCCCGTTATACTATTTCCTTCAGAGGTAACTTGTAATTTAGCAGTAAGAGTTGGTGAAAATATGTCCTCATAATAATCAATCATTACAGTACCAGGAGCAATATCAACCGTCTTTGAACCGTCTGTAGATTCAATTACAATTTCTTCATATGTCGATCTTCTTATTGCTTCCATTTAAGTATATGCTGTAATTAACGTTGTTAAATGTTTGTGGTATTCCTTTATATTTAACCCACCACCTCTTGCTCCTACTTTAGGTATACCACTCGTACTTTGTGGGGAATTTTTAGATTGGGGTTGTGCTCCTAATCCTGGTGGTGGAGGCATCATGATTTTTTGACCTTTTCTTTCAGGTGTTATCTCATTAACAAGACCCTCAAAATCTGTTTTTACAGACTCAAATAAAGATTTAATATCCAAATCATCATCCTTCTTAGGATTAATAAGATTGAACTCATTTCCTTTTTTATCTAAATCAGTCAATCCACCTGTCATCCAATCAACAGAAGATCTCCAACCAAGGAATCCACGATTTCCTTTATCTTTTTTCTCCCCTGAAATACTTTCAATAATACTTTCAATCTTCTCAGAAGGATCCTCAATTTCTCCCATAGTGTTCAACACACTACTAAATCCCTGCATCATATCAGTCATAGTACTGATATCAAAGTTTTCAGCAGTTGATTTCATGCTATTTTGCAACTTGTCAGATTCTAAGAAACTAGATGCTTCCATTAATCTTTCAGTTATATTATTTGGAAGAATAAATCCATCCTGCTTAGGGGTAAATAATTCCCTATCCTTAGATTTACCATCCTTACCTTCACCTACAAGTGCAGTTTCACCAGCCTTAATTTCTCCCCCCTCAAAATACGTTAAAACTTCATTCTCGTCTTCTTTATTGTCCCCCTCTTGCTGTTGTTCTTCCTGATCCTTATTTTTATTTGGGAACAAGTCAAGAAAATCCCACCATTGATTTTTTGCACCTTCATCGTCTTGACCCCTAACTCCCATAGGATCCCACCATTTATTTTCCTCTTTCCCCTCAGCCCGAATTCTCTCTATTTCTTCATCTAGATCACTATCATCTTGATATCTATTGACTCCAGAAATAAAACTTGTATTTAAGTTTTTAATTTTATTATTGAGATCATTAAACGAATCTTCTGCCTCGTCTTTCTGTTTACCAAAATCCCAAAAACGAAACATTCCAATTACTTGATCCAATTTATTGGACATGGTATCAAAGACACCAATCACCCCATTTATAAATCCCCTAAAAATTTGAACTACCTGAGTAATCCTCTTAATAAGACCAGTAATACCTTTTAGAATCTGTGGTAATCTTTGGACTATGAATCCTATCATAACAAGTCCAAGGAAATTAAGTATCCTACCTAAAACTCCCTTTCCAGTATTTGTTATAGCCTTTCCTCTTGCAAGTCCTGCACCATTAGATGTAGATGCTTCAAGTTGATCTTCTCTTCTCTTCCTTAAAAACGATTCTCTTCTCCTCTTAAAGAAAGTACCATCAGATACTATAAGTTTCTTCTTAGCTATATTATCATTTCTGATAGTTTTAGCAATAGATCTGGATAAGAAACTAGAACGTGTAATACCAGCAGCAAGACCATTAAAGGATCTACTTATAGTATTAAGACTGGAAGTCGATTGTGTTAAAGCTTGTGGATCCATATTATGCTGGAACTACCTGATAGTTTTTAAATGCAAGGAATACATAACTATTGCTAACATTTGATGCTGGTATGACAGGAACACCACCACCACGAGCACCAGCAGCAACATTTCCACCTACCGCATTAGGATCACCGCCACCACCAACATTAGGATATGGAATTACACTAGGTTTAGGATCCTGCAAAGATCCCAACTGCTGAGTTAAATTGGACGTTTTCTGTTCTCTAAGATCCTTTGCATCAATACCGTTATTTCCTTTAGCTATTGGATCAATATTAGTTTGATTTTTCTCTGCTTCAATTTTACCCTTTAATTCTTCTATCCTACCACCCTTATCTTTTTCAAATTCTGCTAAGGCTTTCTCATATTCCCTTGTTCCACTTCCACCAATCTTAAAATCTTCTCTTTGTGGTCTATTAAATTCAATTTCATTAAGAAGATCTTGATTTGATATTGGTGTCATCTGTGCTGGCATTATACCCTCGCCTTCACCACTCTCCAAATCTTTTTGGATTTCATTTAATTTCTCTGTTCCTATTACATCTTCAACCTTTGATCTAGCACCATAACCTCCTTGCCAGAAGATCATACTAGTTATTACACCTGTTAATGCTTTAAACCAAGGAGGTCCAGGAATTTTACTACCAAGCTTACCTCCTGCAGCACTAGAAGCCCACGCTGCACCTTGGTCCATAACTTCATACATGAAAGGTTTCCCTTCAAGTACATTTTTCACACCAAACATGGAGGTAACAAATACTGAAACCTTGTTAAGTTTTGAACCCTTATTTTGAAATTGTTTAGATCCAATAGGAGTACTACCTTTATTACCAGGAATATTCGTTGGCTTATTACCAAGACTTGGAACATTACCACCAGTTCCTACAGGTGGTTTCATTCCCTTGGCATTTCTGGCAATACCAAATATAGCATTCTTTAATTTATCTAATGGTCTTATCAGTATGCCACCAAGAGCAACTGATCCTAATGCCATCGCAAGTTTGCCTATACCTATAGTCAAAGCTCCCATTCCTGCGGTAACAAGAGCAACCGTTCCACCAATGACTAATAATCCCTTTATTAAATCATTTCTTATTTTTACAAACTTTTCTTGATTACCACTACTTAATGCCTTAAGCATGTTAACGGTTTTTTCTAATAGCCAACCACCAGCTAATATAAAGAATACGTTAACTAATTTACCTAATCCAAATTGTACTTTCTTACCTATCTTCTTAATAGGAGCCATTAGAGATTCTCTAATCTTACTCTCTATACTCTGTTCATTTGCATCTGCTAATCCTTGACTTATTAATCTTCTTTGCCTTTGAGCATTTGCTGCTTCTCTTTGCCTATCTAAATTAGCACCAACTGCTAAAGTTTGTGCAATAATTCCTAAAGACCTATTTAACTCAACTGTTTGCTGACTTACATTACCAACTTGAGATGCAATACCACCTAACAATGCAGAATTTCTAACTGTAGCATTTGTTGCTACAGAATCTTGCCTTTGCCTTACAACACCACCACCAGTAAATATACTATTAGAAACTGTGTTTCTAACGGCACGTATTCCTCCTCCTATTGGTGATCGAATGGGTTCAGCCATTTTGTTGTTGTTTTAGATTTTCTTCTTCAATATATTGCTGTAGAAGTGCGAGATATATTTCTCTTTCCCACGGCATCATATTTTCTAACTCCGTTAAGCTATATTTATGGTGTTGCATCAAAGCAAAATTAATTTTATAGTATGACTCAAGATCTTCATGAGACATACTTATGCGAAAAAACTTTGCAGACCCTCCAACACTATTTCATTTTCCTTTTTTGTTTTTGGATTAGTCACCTTAACAGTATGTGACAATTTAGGCATAGTATCAAAAAATCTTTCAATATTTTTGAACTGCTTTGAATTAAGAGATTCTACAAAGTCAGATAATTCTTTCTTCGTACAATCAGCACCTGCCCAAGATTCCTCTTCAGAATAAACTTGCTCAACACATGATGCAATCAATTTAAATGTATCATCAACATTCACATCTCCGTCAATATTAAAATTAGTTTTAATAAACTCTTCCATAGAAGGATACTTCATTCTTAAAGTATACTGATCATCTAATTTAATATCTGGAGTATGGTCATCATTAATTTGTACCTTTATATCATCCAAATTAATAGTTGTAGGAACTTGTGTTTGCCCATCATCAGGACAAGTAACCATAACTTCAACTTCTTCTCCAACAGACTTACCACGAATGTTGAGGAATAAGAATTCGATATCAAAGGTAGAAAGTTCATTTACTTTCACACCCTTAGATAAGATACATGCAGAAAGGACATCTTTAATAGCATTTGCTATTTGTTTATTGTCCTGACTCTCCATAGCAATAATCAAAACCTTCTCTTCTTTAACTAAAAAAGGTCTGTATCTAATTTTCTTCTTATTAGAAGGAAGAACTAACTCATAAGAAGGAGTCGCAATCTTTGGTAAAGGCATAATATGCTCAGTTCAAGTATTTTTATTTATAGTGGTTATTTGAAGTTATTTTACTCTACCTTCACTAACAGTAGAAGCAGAAAGGGCATCATTACTAAAATATGATGCAAGGTCCATAGACGTAGAAGAATCAAAAGAAGTGTAATAATTGTCAGGGATTCTTTGATCGTTTGGAGGAGTAGAAGGATTTAAAAGTAAAACATTTTCCCTACTCTCTTTTGCTCCATCTGCAAAAGGTCCTGTTATATTCTTAGCAACACCTTTAGCTTGAGAGAATGAATCTGCTCTTCCGCAAACATATCTATCAAAAGCAAAAGCACAACTCGCCTTTAATACCTGAGAACTTTGATACTGAACTCTAGTAGAATCTAATGCAATAGGATATAACCCTACAAAATTCCACTCCATATTTTGTCTATAATTCCTTTCAAACTTAACTATCTTAGTTGTCTGTGATCTATATTGTTCTGGATAATGCAATTTAAAATTATATCCACCACGAGCAGAATCTGCTGAAGATGCTCCTGTAATAAACTCCATCCAATGCTCTAAGAACTTAAGTGTTCTATATTCATTATCTACATAAAACTCTAATTTAATTCTGGTAAAATTTCTTGTATGTGGTATCGTCTCAGTTACACCTTGAAACTCACCTTGAACCACTTCTGTAGCAAAAGTAGATCCAGGTAAAACTGCAGAGTTACAAAGTAATCCTATATCCTGTGTATGAAATCTATAATCAACCCCTTTACTACTCAATACTTTTCTCAGTTTTCCACCAGGCAAACCAAACTTAACCAGATAATGCGAACTTTGAGCAACGTTCTGGAACTTTGGTAATATTTGAGATATTTTCTTTGGAATTGGAGCAGACACTCTAAATAGATGTATTATATCATTTCTATTTAGATGGCTTATAAAGGAAAGTATTATCCATCTTTTCCTCACAAGTATAAAGGTGATCCTACAAGAATAACTTTTAGGTCATTATGGGAAAGGAAATTCATGGTCTACTGCGATAAAAATGCAAACGTATTAGAATGGGCAAGTGAAGAAATTGTAATACCTTACATATCTCCAGTTGATAATCGTC